TTAATGCTCGCCATCAGAGTCAGCTCCCTTATCTTTTGTTATTGGACTTGCCATTGCATCAACGATTGCTCGGATAGTACTAGCTGTCCGCTCATCGATCGGTACACCTTTCCAAAGCAGCACAACGCTCTCATCTGACATCTCAACAGTTTTCAACGGTTTCTCTATAGGTGCAAGGTCATGGTCACCAAATAGTTGTGGTTCAAATATTTTAGGAACGTGGCTCACAGCAGTAACAATCTTTTCCATTGATTCTGACTTAGGATTCCTGATTCCATTTTCATATGCTTTTATAGATGACAATGACAAGCCGCTAATACGTGCAAGATCCGCTTGAGTAAGCCTTCTATCTTCCCGCATTTTTCTAATCTTATTGCTCACAGAAGGTTTGTTCTCATTGTCTGAGTTCGCCATAATATTCGCCTCCATTTAAAAAGTATACCTAAGGGTTGACTTTTGTGATCTTTTGGTATACTATTCTATTTGTAAACCAAGTATACCTCTAACAGACACTTTTGTACAACAGATAGGAGATGAAAATTAATTGGCAGTGACCTTAAATCTAGGCGATGATTTTGATACCGTCATCACCCAACAAATTAGTGCCGCTATTAACTTAGCATTAAGCAATCAGAATAAAATACAATCTTATAAAGAATGGATGAGCCTAGGTGATGCTGCCAAGTATTTAAGTGTTTCTCGCAAGACCCTTAATGGATTCATTGCTCAAGGACTTAAGATTGTAATTATTGGCGGTGTAAAACGGGTTCATAAGCAAGACATTGACAGGTTCATGATTGACCATCTTGTATAAAAAAAGCTACCCCGCACGCCAATGCGAAGTAGCCTATAGCTAACTTAATAGCCGAAACAGTCAACCCACGCCAATGGGTCGATATACTGATGTATCTGCCTGATACAGCCACAGTATATCATGATTGTTATGTTCGTGTCACAGCATACCTGCGCACGGTTGAAATAAAGTCAGGTGGTCAGCTGGAGCCGCTGCTATAAAGTCCAGCCGGTAAGAAATCCCAGTCAGGTTCCCTATCGTCAAATCCTTGGTGTCTACGGCCTTCCAGACTTTAAATGGTAAATGGTAGGGGTGGAACGTCTTGACAGCTTTAACGAGCTGTGAGGTCATCCGGCCATGTGTATTAGCGGTGTTTTCAGGAGTTAGACCGCATAGTTAACAGCTAAATAAATCTCAAACTCATGCACATGGTACTCTGGGCAGGACTAGAGTGGTAACTGGATGCTGGTTATTAGCAACGTGATTATCATGGGCTAATAACTAGGCTGTGTATGCAATTGGTGGTGAAGAGCCACCCACAGTCACTTTTTGTGGCAAGGGGGAACTATCAGCAATTACCTACTTCCACCACATGCTCATAAGACTACAGAAGCTGTAGAAAAGACAATGGACAACAATGTTAAAGTTCCCAACGTACTAGGGAATACAAACAAAAAAGCCCACTACCCAATCGGGCAGAAGGCACTTTGTTACTGGATATATCAGTATTCTTCTCCGTCCCAGCCACGTAGACCGGGAAGACCGCAAACGGCTGATTTATGCTCCAAGGCCATTGTCACAGACTGAATGGAGGCAACAGCATCTATAAGTTCATCAGTTGAATGCTTGTCTGAAGCGGAATCCAGCAACTCTGAAACGGCTCTCATTAAGTCACGTCTCACATAACTTTGCTCAATAACTCGTTCCTTATCAATTTTTTTAGACATATGCACTCACCTTATTTAATTTTTCTGTTTCAACGGCAACCCATTACCTGATGTATAGACTTTCTCCGGGGTAGATCAGGCTGTAGATTGACTTGCCATTGTTAGCGGCCAATGTGTACATGTTGATGCCATACCTGCTGGCAATGCTCCAGAAGCTGTCACCAGAGCGGACTGTGTAATAAGTGTGACTAGGTGCACTATAGCTGCTGGAACGTGAGCCATAGCTTTTGCCACCCATAACACCTAGGCATATATAATGATACCTTCCAGAGTAGCTAAGATACCGCGCCCATACATAACCATTGTGGATGTACACGTGGTCATACATAAGGCTTTCACCGGGTGCATAGGTACCAATTGAAGCATAGCTTGTGTCATCACCGGTTCGAATGTTAAGTGTCACAGAAGGTATAAACACGCCATTCTGGGTGTAATCTGTATCACTAGATGTAACTTGTGAAGGTGTAGAAGGCACTGTGGTCGCTTGTGCTGGCTGTTTAGAGTATCCATTGTCGGTTATACCCAGCAAGTCAACATTGCCATCCAATCCGCCAACGGCGTGCATACTGGTAAATTGCCAGATAGCTACACCGGGAAGACTTGGAAAGTAACTGTATAGTGGCAATGCACGAACTTGGTAGTCAGGATAACCAGCAATCCAAATGGAATTAGAAAACTGGCTAAGTACGCGATTGTAGTCAACGTGGGCTACTATATAAGGCTTGTAACTGTAGAGCATCGGGGTATAACCTGCTTGGGCAATCCGTTGCATACCATAAATAATGGCATCAGTGTTAGCCTCAACAGACTCACTCGCTCCATCCTCGTAATCAAGTGCCACAATTGATCCCTTTGGTGTCTGAATACGTGGCAGGAAATAATCAAGTGCTTGGCGACCAATATCAGAACTACCACCAACACCATACCATAGGTAACTATGGACTCTAAGCCCGTCATCATTAGCCGCTTTGATTTGGCTACTATAAGTTGACTGGTTATAAAGCGTACCGCCTTGAGTTCCACCAATTTGTGAAATAGCAAAACGGTCACCCTCAACTGTCTTGCCATTGGTGCCTTGATACACTGACCAGTCAACGCCAATATCATTCTTAGCCGCTTTAACATGGGTCGGTAAGGCAAATGAAAAGGCAGCCATAATGGCTACCCCTGTTAATACTAGTTTAGTTTTAAATTGCAATCTTAAGCCCCCTTAGTATAGGTTGCTTCAATGGTGTTCTTTAGGTCGCTATAGGCCTTCTCAACTGCATTTTCAACGGTCTGCTGATCAACTTTGGTAAATCCCATGGCTTTCAATTGAGTTTCAACAGTGGCTACTGCTTGCGATTTCTTGACAGTCCCTGTTATTGCCTGAGTAACACCTAACTGTTCGGCTGCGGTAACGGCTGCTTGTGCTAATGGTTCCAACACTTGCACCAAGGTCAAAGCCTGTTTATTCGCTAATAGGACCTTTGCCACCCATGCACCCAGAATAGATATCACTGCAATAGCAATTTGGACAATTAAATCTTTCATTTTTACCCCTCCTCACAAGAACTTTTCGATGATATACACAAATAGGGTGACTCCAATCGTCCCACCAAGCACGCCCCAGATTGACCACACCATTTTCTTTAGACTGCTAATGTCTCTGGCATTATCTTGGCTGGCATTGTATGCCTTATCGGCCTTGTCATCTGTACTTGGTAGGCCAGTCAATTGTTGCTTAATCTGGGCAATATCTTCCTTGATCTCCATTAGCATTTTTGTTTGTTCGTCCACAATTTCACCCCATAAAAATAGCCGCTAGCTTTTGCTGGCAACATAGTCATTGCCTGTGATTTGCTTGTATTGATCTGGGGTGATCATTATCGGTACATAAGGCGTTAAATCAATCCCCCAACTGTAAAGTAGTGCACACTGATCATAGTTAGTCATGACTTCGCCGCCTTTAGCTTAGCTACTTCAAGAGTAAGCGCGGCAATCATCTGCTGTTCAGGTGATGGTCCGGGTAASGGATGATCATTMGCCGGATCGTAACCCTCATCGGCAACGATTTTGCMGTCTACAAGAGATGCGTGACCCTCAAAAAACTGAGACACRTCATCTGCTTCKATGATTTGTTGACCGTCCTCTGTTGGTCCYACTTTGGCATCTTCCGCTTSATAGGCCCAGTTGGTCAGGCGGTTTTGCTCATCTAGCCAAATCTTAATCTTCATCTTAATTCACCACCGCATCATTGGTCGGATACGCATCATGAGTAATGAAATTCAAGCTGCCAGCATACCCGCCTTGTCCACGCCATGGAATAATGTAAATTCCACCCGCTGAAACATATAATTCACAGGCTGCGCCCGTATACGACATGCTACCGAGCAACCTTGCTGCATCATCACTGTTAAATGGGCTATACCCCGGTCTAATGTCCGCAATCTTAACCCATCCATTGCCAGTCTTCATTTGGAAAGCAATCCCAATGGTGACACTATTGCCTTTTCTCGAATACGAGATATTGAGGCCGCTGACATCGTTAGTTTCCAGTCCCGAGTCTTTGTGGTAGTAATCAACCGCATCATGAGCATTAAAAGTGGAAGTAATGTATTTGGCAGAATTACCCAATCCGCTAACTAGGTCTGTTAGTTCAAGAGTACCCATTGAGATTCTGCTGGTACGCATTTGTGTTGTTCCATCTGTCTGCGTAATGTATGACAGCAAGCCGTCAGGGTTTAGTTCAGTATGATAGTTTTGACCATTCGGGTTCCCATTAGTATCTTCAATGGTTCCATCAATGGTATATGAAGTTCCATTCAGAGACAGTTTCCCCGTTGACAATGTGCCGCCGCCTTCAATAGAAGCATGAGTGAAAGGCACATTTATCGTTGGAGAATTAATAGTTGAACTGTCAATTTCGATTGCAACAAGTTTTTCAATATTTAGAATCGCTTGCTGGATGCTTTGGTCAATCCAAGCTGACCCATCGTAGTATTGCAATGCTGTGGCATCGTTAAGCGTTGTCCCATGCCACCATAGGTCGCCTTTCTTGGGACTAGCAGGCGTGCCAAGTTGAATGTATGTGTATGGCACATCCTTGCTTCCGGGAATGCCCTGAGGACCCTGTTCGCCTTTGAACAACGTCCACGAGTATTTAGTTGGGTCTGTGCTATCAGCTTGGGTCTGGTCAACATATTGACCGAAATAAGACTTGCCAGTGCCATCTGTAGTTGAAAAGTCTTGACTCCCATCAATACTATTAGCGTATGCAGTATGCAAATAGCTACTCGTTCCCGCAGGCCCCGGCTTACCATCAGCACCATCTTCGCCCTGAATCAATGCCCATTGACCAGCATAATCAGCTGGGTCATCGCTAGGGACTGATGTCTTATTTGACCAAACGGTTGCCATGTACTTTTTACCAGTTGGGAAGGCGCTCATGTTAGTGCCCTGATTGTCATCGGCATAACGAACCCACGGATAGTATTGAACGGTTTTAGGGATATTTTCAATCTTAACCGCCATATCCTTAAGCGCAGAATACAAATTAGGCTGCTCATTTGCGTAGTCTCCTAAAGTGAGCTTGGTATAATGACCAGCGCGGCTGCGTTCAACCGACAACACTTTCGCAGAAAGAAATAGATTCTGGTTCTCGTCAACAACGTGTACCGTTTGGTTCAATGGCACATAGGGCGCATTTTCCAAATCAACTTCATAGTTGACATTTGGATGGTTATACTGTTTCAAATCTGCTAGGGCTGCTTGTAATAACGTGGCCTGAGTAGTCGACTCAAATGTTTTAACCCGATTCCAATCAGATTGTGTCGGATTAGGATTGTCATTGCTTAACAAACGTGAGTACTTCTGTACGGCAATGGTATCGTGCAAGAATCCGTACTGGTCAAGTACAAATTGTCCGGTTGGATCAGTCCAACTATACCCAATCAAATTAATTGGATCGTTTGAACCGTCAGGTGTAGCACCATAGGCCTTCACCGAGGTTTCCATGTCGTAGATATCAACTGTCTTTACAATATTGTTGATGTCTTTGTTCATCTCAAAAGAAATTAAACTGTCTGAAGTTTCCTCATGTCTGATATTGATAACACGTTTTACGGCAGTCGTACCTACAAAAACAAAGCCAAAGCTAAGCACTGCATCAAAATCTTTTGCGACTGATTTAATGCGGCTAAGTGAAGTGTCTTCGTCTGTCCATGTAAGTGTTCTGACGTCTGTAGGAAATTCATTAATACCGATCTCCCAGCCAGAATCATTTGTAAACATGAGGATGTAATCAGCGATAGTATAGGCTTTGTCAGCGGTATAGGCACCCACCACTTCATTCATCAGATCGTTACCTGCATCCGTACAAACGACTGTATGAATATGTGCTAATGTATCGTGATTAACACTGGCAATGACCATTTGATGTCCATTGCCTTCTTCATCCTGATATAAGACAAAATTGTTTTCAGCCGCCATTTCATCAATGGCCTGCTCTTGCTCAGTTTTAAATGGAATCGTCAGGGTCAAGGCAATGGCAGGCCTATCATCAGTTGTTTTTACTTCACTATCCGCGCTAACCAACCATTCGCCTTTTCCGGTTGTACGTGCAACGCCCATGATGTTGAATTTTCGGTCTGAGAAATAGTATTCCATTTACAGCCACGCCTCCCTTATCTCGACTTCACACGCAAATGGTTGTGCCCAGCTCGAGGGCGTGATAGCAATCTCAGTATCACCGGGCGGCAGTTTGAATTGCTCCCATTGATTACCTAACGTGTGCATGGTTGGGTCAAGAGAACCATTCAAGTACGTCTTAGCGTTCGCCACATCAATCTTGAGAACATCACCATCGCTAAAACGATTCTTGATATTCGTATACCAGCTAACGTTTTGCCATTTGACGGTGGACGCAATCAGATACATAGTCGACTCGCCCCATGTCTTGTCTCGCATAAACCACGCTGAAAATTGCTTAGTCTCGACACTAGCAGCGTCCGCAAAAGTGAATTGACGGGTAATAGTCGTCTCTCGTCCTCGATTGCCAACCCATGGGGACACTCGGAAAACAACTGAATTACCAAATTTCTGCAATTCCAGCTGAATGAACTTGTCGTTAGTGAAGATATTGCGATCCAACTGTTCATTGACGACTAGTTGATTTTTGTAGTAACACATCCACCATATTTGGTCCGACAGTGCACTATTGTCTTTCAGTATCATCTGAAAGATTGGTTTGCCGTCACTTTCTAAGGTTGTTTCGAGTGAGCCTACCTGTGCTACACCAGTTTGAAAGCGCGTCATGACATCCCAAGTCAGATTGCTCTTAAAGTCTCCATTATGCGTCTGGGCGAGATCGTGTTTGATTGAAGGCCCATTCCAATACAAATGAGTGCCAGTAATACTGGGCCAATTAGGCTCAACCTTCCAGCCATCATAGCTGTCCTGTGTCCAAATCGCATTGCCAATCTGTTCATTAGGCATACTAGGATCACCACCCCAATAGGGATTGTTTGTGGCGGCTTGATTATCCATATGTGAGCCTTGCACGGCTGCCAAATCAAGTGCTACTTCGCTTTCTTCGGTGGTGAAACCATCAATTTCTTGCGTACCGAATTGAAGAATACCCGGGCGATCATTAACAATCCCAACCATGCCGTTATCAGCGTGCATAGTTGCCGTAATGATTGGCTCAACAGGATAAGTTCCACCATTATGAACCGTGATGGTGTTGGTATAGTATTCAGGATCAGCTGGGTTAGGCGACCATGGAGTAGGAACGGTCCCCGCTTCAAGCTTGGCTTCTTTGTATCCATATGATCCAGATGCTGAAGTTCTATGGTTGAATGTGTAAACCGTTTGGCACTTGATATTTGCATATTTGCTGTCTGTTGTTGCCTTGACAATGCTGTATCCACTAGTACCAGCCGATATAGTATTGCCTTGTGCCCATACAATTTGACTGCCACTTGAGTCTGAACAGTCCAATTTTGCACACGCATCAAAAGTGGGATTGTCAATCCAAACTCTGAAGCAATAGTTTGTACCAGCCTGAGGGACTACATTTCCAAAAACATGTTCATTCCAGCCGCTTAAGCTTGTAGATGCTAGCTGATTACTTGTCCCCGTAAGCAGGTTCACTGGCACGTCCTTGTATGGCATGTTGTCAGCCGTCTTCGTGGCTACCGAGTGTGCAATGCCACCATCGGGACAGACGAAGCTGATTGAGATTGTCCCTGATCGAAAGCCTTCGGTGAAGGTAGGCTGACTGTCTACGATGGCTAGATAGTATTTATCAGGCTCATCCCCAAAGATTAGCTGCTGGGGTTCGTCCGTATCAATAGCAGCGGCCAATGAACGCCTTAGTGGTACCAAATCATCATTCATAACGATCCCAGTTACCACAATCGTCTTGACGTCCCGTGACATGTATTGCAGCATCTGACCATCGCTGATGCCGACCTTTTGCATTGTGTTGACGTGATTAGTTCCTACATCACGTTCGACTATCTGCACATACATCCACTGGGTAATATCTACTCCGGCGTATGTGATTTTCATGCCTGCTTGTTTCAATTAAACGGTTCCTCCTTTCCAATAAGCATTGAACCTGTCTGTTCTGTCGTTGTACTGCTTAACTTTTGGCGCAACTTTTGGATAAAACTGGTCGTCACCAACTTGTAGAACAAAGCTAAGTTTCGTGAGAAGATTGGCAATATTGTCCAGCTTCTTTCCTAAATCATCTGTACCGCTGTTTTCGCTTTCAGCAACGGAACCATTACCCAAGTTGTGATTGATGTTGGTAACAGCCTGACCTAGTAGTTGCCAAGCACGGCTTGTTTTGGTTAATGGCAAAATTGTTTCTGGGCCATCTTCGCCAACAAGCGCATGGATTGGCTGTGTGATCAAGCCACCATTGGCGTAACCTTCAGAGCCGCTGACACGAGCAAAGGCAGAACTTCCAGAGCCGTAGATGGACTTCATGTAGTGAATACCAGCAAGCAGATCATCGTATCCGTTATAAACATCGTTGTGGCCGGGAAACTTAAACGCATTGAACGTTGGCCCAATGGTTTGTACAAGTCCCATCGACGGAATGCCTTTTTTGGCGTTGCTATCCCACAAGTTTATTGCCCTAGGATTACCATTTGATTCACGCTGGATAACGCGCATCCATGCGGCAACTTGGTATGCTGAGGCATCAAATCCATTGGCCTTTAAAGCTTGAATGACATATGGCTTCCAACGTTGCACGCCTGAGCCACCAGGGTTTGCGCCTAGTGTGTCTTGCAACTTTGTCAGTTCTTTTTTAAACCAATCAACAACACTGCCTGTTAATTTGTCAATAACACCACCGGCTAAGTTGCTAAACATTTCAACACCGCCGGAAATACCGCTAATACTTGACTTGATTAAATCGGTTACTTTTCCAATAGGGTTAGCAAGCCAATCACCAACGGCCTCCAACTTGTCCCAAGCACCAGAAAAGAATTTGCCAACACCGCCAATCACACCACCTAAGTCATAGTGTTCAACGCCAGCCATATTCATGATGGCTTTGGTTTCTTTCCCATTAAAGACACGAGTGCCTTCTGGCAATAGTCCTGAAGCATTACGCTGTTGACTCATACCGAGTTGCCCATTTGGTAACTGGTAAAGTTCTTTCCAATCAGGTCCAGTACCATCGTTGACCATGACAAGGTGCATCTTTTGGGTGACAGTACCACCAGTGGCAAAGTGAACAGGTGATAGTTTTTTCAAGGCGTCTTTGCCAGTGAACTTTTCCCAAACCCAGTTGATGCCACTGATAGCGCCGTTAATAACGTTGATAACAGCATTCATGCCATCTGCTGCAGCATTTTTAATGCCATCCCATATGCTGCCGAAGAAAGACTTGAGTCCTGACCACATGGAACGCCATCCGGAATCTATTTTGCTGTTGCCATCATTAATCCAGCCATGGACTGTTGACATTCCACTTTGAGCATTTTTACCAACAGTTCCCCAAAATCCGTTCCAATTTTGCGAGGTGTCTGACCAGAAGTTATCCCAGCCTTTGTGGATCCTGGCATTGGCACTATCAATCCATGATTTTGTATCATTCATACCGTTTTTGGCATTTTTTGAAGTATCTGACCAAAAGTTGTTCCAGCCATTGCTTGCATTGCTCCAAAAACTATCCCAATCTTTCTTTATCTGCTTATTAGCTGCGTCTTGCTGTTTTTGCTGTTGCTGTTGTGCAATAGAATTTTTCTTGTTTACATCATTCCAAAATCCAGTCCAGCCCTTGCCAACATCGTCCCAAAATCCATTCCAGTCTTTTTGCGCCTGCTTATTAGCTGCTTCTTGCTGTTTCTGCTGCTTTTTTTGAGCTGCATCAGTGGACTTGTTAATGCCATCCCACCATTTGACTACATTGTTAGTCATTTGACGAGCATCCCAGCCAAGACCACCTAGCCAGCTATTAGCTGGCTTTTTCTTAGCATTCCAGCCATCAGTAAACTTCTTGGCAGCATCACCAGCCCATTTACCGGCCACTTTGCCAATTGTGGCACCAATTGCGGCGCCCGCGGGGCCACCAAAGAAGAAACCGATACCGCCGCCAATTAAGCTGCCAGATGTCTCACCAACAGCAGAAAACTTTTGTCCCACAGTGCCATTCTTACCAAATGCTTTTGTTAAATTCTTTATGTCACTAATCGCGTCATAAGCAATTACTACGGGAACTGCAATTTTAGCTAGCTTGCTGCCAATGTTCAGTTTACTGAAGTTGGACAGGATTGATTGAGCTAGTTTAGTATCACCCAGCGCTTTCAACGAACTGTATACATGACCCAATCCCGCTGCAAATTCCAGTGCTTTTTTTGTCATCCAAAGCCCCGCAATCACTTTGACGGTAGTTTGAATACCAGATTTGTTTTTGACAATATCATCTAGCACATCATGGATAGCTTTTAGCGGGTCTTTCATCGTCTTTGCATTGGAACCACCGACATTTAGCCAACCAGCAATGTCTTTGATTGCGGTTTTAAACAAGGACCAGACTTCTTCACCAGCAATTTTGGCAATGTCCCACATATCGCTGGCTATACCGGTAACATCTTTTTTGTGCACTGAAACATAGTCCAGAACGTTCTTGGCCCAATTAGCAATAGTTGCCAGCCCTTTGCCTAGTGCAGTAGCGGCGCTTTGAACAACAGATGATGTCAAAATCCCAGCAAGTGATTGCATGCCACTATTCTTAACATCAAGCAATGGTGCTGCCATCTTAGCCTTGATTGATGTCCAACCACCGGACAGCTGTGCAAGAGCACCTTCACTGGTTTTCCCAAATTGGTCAAATGTGCTCTTACTTGTTGTGCCAACCTTATAAACCAAGTTCATGAAGTCGTCAGACTTGATCTTCCCGTCAGCAACCATTTTGGCGAATGAATCTTGACTGACACCAGCGGCTTTGGCTAATTGTGCGCCTAAGGTAGGAGCCTGCTTTTCAAGTTTGGCAAGGTTGGTTGTTGTTAAATTACCAGAAGCAACGACACGTGTCATCGCTTTAGACAAGGAATCCATGCCGTCTCCGCCTTTGTGCGAAGCCGTGGCAATGCTGGCAATACCAGCACTGATGACGAGAGTTTTATCTGTGACACCATGCGTCATGGTATCAACGGTGGTTTGCATTTTGTTAACTTCGCCACCGGTTGCACCAGTCTCACTGCGCAAATATGACATTTGGTCGGAAAGAATCTGGATATCATTGGCCGACTTGCCCATGTTCTCCCACGTCATATTTAGCTTTTCTCCGGCCTCGTTAAGTTCTAGCCCAGACTTTACCGTGTCGGTAATGCTTGAGCTTAGACGTTGCCAGCCGCTCGTAATGGCATTGGTGATTAAGCCACCCTCAACAATTTTGTGAAGCAAACCCGGTGTCTTTTCGGCTTGCTTGTTTGTTCCCGATATAGCTTCCTTAACTCTGTTGAAAACAGATGGGTTAGCCTTGTCCATTTCAGCTTGCAAGCCGGTCATAGAAGACTTGGCTTTTGCTAAACTGGTAGCCGTCTCATCAACACGCGTCTTCTGCGTTCGCCAAGCATCGGAGTCTTTGCCACTAGCACTCGCAATCTTGTCCAACTCAGCAGACTGCTTGGACAACTGCTCATTCAGATTGGTAATGGAGGACTTATAGCCTTCCATTTTGGCCTTGTTAGCTTCTTGCTGATTGCCTTCAGCCTCTAAGCGAGTCACATAAGCTTGGTTGGCACGTGCAGCTGCTGTGTACTCTTGCTGTAATCCTGCCAACCCAGACTTTTGATAGTCCATTGCTTGCTTGGCACGGTCTTGCTGATCTTGCATACTGGCCAGTTGCTTAGTGGCACCATCAATTTGTTGCTGATACTTTAAAAACTGTTGAGCAACATCGGCAGTATTGCCCTTCAACTCAGCTTGTTTGGCTTTTAGAGCGTCAATCTTAGCTTGTTGACCATCAATAGATTTGCCCAGTCCTTCATATTTGGCTTGAGCAGCTCCAACTGCATCACCAGCAGACTTCATCTCTGCTTCTTGAGCTTTCCAAGCATTTTGACTCGAACGAACAACCGCTGTTAATGATTTGACGGATTCGCTTGCTGACAATAGATCAAGGGCAATCTTGGTGCTCATTGTTGCGTTAATTTGTTGTGCCACTTTAATCACCCTTTCTCTTGGTATTGCTTCCACATAATTGCCGGATCAATTGGCCGGTCTTTCTTATCCTTGGCGGACATCATTTCCAGCATTTCAAAATGGTCGGCATCATCAAAATCCTGCATCGACCAGTGGAAATACATGACTGCCTGCTTTTTCATCCATCTAAAGTCCTGTACTTGATTTTCAAGCTCATAAACTTTGACGGCTGGATTAATCTTTGCTTTTGCTGGCATCCTGCTTCTTGGCAGCTAAGTCAACATCCTCATCACTCATGCCCATCATGCGTTCAAAAGTGTAATTAACTGCCTGAATAGTGTCGGCAAATTCTAGATCTCCAAGCTTGTCCGTTTCTTGCTTGTTCAGGTTTAAAACGGTGGTCAAGAAGTCGATTGAGTCATGTAACATATCGCGCTGCATTTTAATAATTTCTACCGGTTCCATATCGGCAATATCATCAGCCTTGGCCATGAGCAACTGTAGATCATACATCTTTTCCATGTTCCGATTGGTTGTCTTTACCTCATGTACACGGTTGCTAAGTTGACTAACTTTGATTTTCATTGGTAATACCATCCTTTTTATTTGATAAGGTCGCTGTGGTGAATCGGACACCACCAAGTTCACCAGAAAGCGACTTTTGAGCATAAAAAATAGCGCACGTTCGTGAGCCATTCATCAGTTGTTGCTATGAAATTGTGTCAGAATGCGTCTATCAGCATTAGTTACCAGAAGTTACGGTGCCAGATCCTGTTGAACTTGCTGGCAATACATATCCTCCGAACACCTCTTTGTACATGTTGGCTTTGTCGAACTTAGGATCAATATCGCTATAAATCTTGTACGGCTGATTGTTAAAGGCCATAGTAGTAAGCGCTGTGTAAGTCAAAGTGTCATCTACACGTTGTTCTGCTGCCGCATCAGTCTGAATGTTAGCTGCGGTTTCGGTCATGATGCCATCGCCAAATCCATAATAGACAAAGTGTAAACGGTCAATTGTTTGGGTGGTAATAAGCAAGGCCACATGAGCCTTCAAATTCTCATCCGTATAACCACCCTTGCTGTCACTAACAAAACCCTTGATTTGCTGCTTAATTGCAAAGTCCAAGTTGTTAATATCTAGAGCTACTGATGGCTCTGAAGTACCAACAGTAACGTCTTGGACGTTGTTGTTGCCATAAGTCTTAGCAATGGTGCCTGCTAAGTTAGTAATGTTGGCAGTTTTAGCACCTAAATCTTTGTGATCGACAGTATAGATACCGTCTGTGCCTAATCCTGCCCCAGTGCCAGAAATTAACTTTTGTTGTGCATCAACCAAAGCTAACTGGATTTGATATAAACCTACTGTTGCCATTTAAATTCCTCCAATGTTCTTCGTTCTACTGAAATAAAATGTGTTAAAAAGTTGCTGTGTATCTGGGTCTAATGTTCGTTGTCTAACCGCGGCTACCTGCCAATGTTGATGAGTAAAAGCCTTCATCATGGCTATCTCAATGGCCTCAGGATCAGAATCAAGCAATTGCGAGTACCAAATTTGTACTTCTACTTCCTGATTTAATGCCCAGAAATCATTGTCACCATAGGCGGCCGGATCATTAGCAGCATCAGTAATCAAAACGACTGTTTTGTTCAGACTGTCGACTAATTCTTGTGGTAAATTGTTGCCTTCAACTGCATCAATACCGGCAATGCTGGCTTGACTAAGCATTGTTACTGCATCATCTACAGCGCTCATTTGTCTCCACCACCATTCAACTTGGCGATAATTGCTTCATATTCCTCTTGCTCGGCTGCAAATACTGCATCCTTGGCATCATCACGAGCATTATCAACAAAATGGTCACCATGAATTTTCTTTGTCCCATCATTAAGGAAACGTGCAACAAATGCCTTATCACCAAATCCAGCAACGGAATTACCATTGTGCTCTTTATCAATATCACCAGTGGCGGAGCTAATATCTTCACTCAGATGCCCATATTTACCACCAGTACCTTTGGTATTTGGATGCTTTTCTTTGGTGACTTCTGCTAGCTTCTTGGCGTAAACATCAGCACCAGCCTTGGTAATCTTCTCTTGGTCAGATATAGAAAGCTGTGCGGCCTTTGATACTTGCTTAAGCCATTGTTCAAGTGCTTCATCCATTTCCATAGCTATGCCCCCTTGGTTACTTTTATGAGGGTTAAGTAGTCATATTTTATGTAGTTATTGCTGTCATCTGGTGAAACATCGGCGATGTTGTATACAATGCCATCAAGTCGTGCCTGTAATTGGCGGGTGTTGCGTTCATCATGCCTGACAATGATAGTAATTGAGTTATCCAAGCGTGTACCAATTAACGTGTACTGCTGTGTGAGTGTCCGTTTCTGCTGTTTGTAATGCAGTTTGTAAGCTGGTACAAAGCTAGTTATGTTTATACCGGCTCCTGTCTTGTGCGACTGCGAGCTACCAAGTTCAACAGTATGACTAAAGTCACCTGGTTTAAAACTAGTTACCATTGTTGTCACCACCACCACTACTAGCCTGTAAGTGTGCCAGCATCATCAGAAGTCCCTTAGGCATACCATTGGCTAAACCACGGTCATAGTACATTGCCTGGGCTAATACTTTGACGGCTGGAACCGTCAAGGTGTCGTCCTCTGGTGCATCAGAAGAGCGACTAATGATTTCAACTGAAGTGTTTACCAAGGTTGTGATTGTGGGCAACTCTGCTGGATCAAGGTTTAACTCGACCATTAGATCACTAGCAATCTTGCTTGGGTCTATTGTTGCTTCTGCCATTGATACCCCTCCATTCGGCCGCCGCTTAGAATCAAGCTACTATGCTTTTTTAGGCGACCAGTTTACTTAGTTAATTGCCAAGGGTAGTAGTAGGTACTGTAGCAACTGGTGCAGTATAGGTAATGAACTTACCAGCAGCTGTATCAGCAGCTTTAAAGTCTGCCCGCAGTGCTGCCAAAAGTACCTGTTCAAAATTCTCATTACGCTGCCAAGACAGGTTAATGTTGCCCTTAACAGTTTCAACCACAAAGTTTTTAACACTACCAATGAATGCCTTTGCGTCTCCAGACTTGCCAAGCACATCATCAGCAACAACTACCAGCGGGGCACCGAACAACTGTTTGCCGGATGGAGAAGTGATGGAATCTTGTAACAGGTACCTACCTTCAGCATCCTTTTGCTTATCAATTGCGGCAAAGAATGATTCAGATACAACAAACATTCGGTCAGTGTAGTTGCTCAAGCCAACGTTGAATGCATCCTTAATATCATCAATACTTGTAGCGGCAACTGGAGTAGCTGTTTGCAAAACTGCACCAATCTTATGCTGTTCAGTTTGGTCCTTAATGTCATTAATGTACTGAGTCAGTAAACTGGTGATATTTGGATAGTCCTGAGTCATTTCAAGGGAAATTGGTAGTGAGCCACGCAAAGTCTGAACATCATAATTGACCTGTGTTAAAGAGGCATTTGCAAGTTGAGGGTTGTCAGCCAATTCAGCTGCTGAAACCAACTGTGCAGATGCCTTGGACAAAACAGGTATCTTACCAGTGGGTGCAGAAACTTGAACTTTAGTTACATACCCGCCTAATTGTGCTGGGTCCTTAGGCTGACTCATAATGTCCAATACTTGGCTAGGCAATACTGCTTCGCCAGCGGCAGAGTCAAAACCTGCGGAATCTCTCTTAATTTCGCCAGTCTTCAAAAACTCTTTGAAGTCACGTACTTCTTCATCTTCAACTTTGTCTGCTGTTAAATTCTTTGACATATCTTTTGCTCCATCTCTTTTATTTTCTTGCTTGACATCTTGTTCCGCAGTTACTTCATCTGGTTTTCCATCACGCTTTTCAGTTTCAGCAGTTTGTTGCTTTGACTTTGCTTCATCCAAAACAACATTATTGTCATCATCTGGGACGTCATCGTCCATTTGTGATGGCGCTTGTTGGTCTGCCAATTGCTGACTTAATGACTGAATAGCAGCTTGAAGTGTTGCTATCATGCTGACCAAATCACCAGAAGTTGGCTGTGTGGTTGTGCCATCGCTTACCATATCTGGTGTTGGTTGAGCAGTAGTTTCATCGCTTGCCATATCTGGTGTAGCGTCACGCTTTTCTTCCTCAGGCTTGTCAATAACAACCTTTGTTTTTACTTGTGCTTTTAAATCTGATAACTGCTGTTGTAATTGTTCAATTGACCGCTTTTGGTCATCAACAGATTGTTCTTCTTTTTCCTCTGGCTTTTCTGCCATCTTCACAACTTCTTTCTTACTTGATAAAAATTGAGCCAAATCCCTTTGCACTTGCACACTTGTTTCTGAATACGCTGGAATAGGCGTTAGTGACAGTTCAAACACTTGGTCAATTTTGTTAATTGTGTGGATCGTGTTGCCTTGTGAGTTGACTGACCAACTATCTCCACCAGGCGCAATCTTAAAACCGAACGACATGCCCCTGATATTGCCATTTAATATGTTTGTGTATGTGTCATGCCCCAACTGTGTGTCTGGTAACTGGGCATTAAAGTGTAAACCATCAGGCTGAATGCTTGTTTGTAATGTTCCAGCGTCTACACGGGCCAAAATGTTAGAAAAATCATGTGCATAAAGCAGCAAAACTTGGCTCAAATCGACGTTATTTAGGGCATTTTGGTCAACATATTCGGTAAAATCGCCTTTAATCGATGGCTGATTGAACACTGCCGCAACGCCTGAAATATCCATATTTTGTCCATTTTCAGCCTGATTGTTGCTATTTTCATTGGCTAAGCCCGTTTCAGCTCGAATTTTGACGTCAAATGTACGTATATCTTCATTTTTCACTAAATCACACCCCTTTTTGCCAGCATTTGTTGTGCTTGTAAAGGCGTAATGGCTGGTGTTGTGCCACTTAGCAACTTCTGAATCTGGCTAATAAGTAGATCATTATCAGCATCCACAGCGCTAGATTCATCAATATTGACAGGTACGCCAAATTTGGCACCCATTTCGCTTTCTATTGGCTTTACATAGCGCCGCAAGGTGTTGCTATAAAGCGATTTAGTCATATCTAATGAACTTTGCTGGTCTCCCTTACCGTTCAGATAGGAATCTGGTACACCAAAAACCTTGCCTATTTGTGTCTTGGACCAGTCATTACTGGTCAGGAACTTGGATACATCGCTGTTAATAGCCAAACTTTGAACATCATATAACTGATCTAGGACCAGCGGCCGCCCAGCATTGTCACCCGTGTTAGCATTTTCAAAAGCCTTGCGAGTTTGCTCCTTTTCCTCTGGACTTAAAGCACCCTCAGCAACCTTAATAACGGTGCTTGGATTAATAGCATTCTTGATAGTTGATAGCGTCAACTTGTTTGCATAATCTTGAATATTGACTTGGCTTGCTATTGATTCTAGTGGGCTAATACCAATGTATTGCTGACCATTGCTACCACTAGCCATCAATCGAAAGTGAAGCATGTTTGCACTAGGATAATTGATAGTGCCTCTCTCGTCTCCCCAGTTAACCGCATAGCTAATATCTGCGCTGCTGTCTGCTAAAGTGACTACTACCTGTGCCGCCGGTGCCATCTCTAGCCTCATAGGAACATTGTTGCTATCTCTTGTAATGGCGATATAGGCGTTTCCCGTAAGCAACATCTGAACTACAGCTGATTGCCAAAAGTTAAATGGAGAAATAAGGTTGTTCGGGTTATTTATCACCTTGTCAAAGGGTGCAGCCACTTCAAAACTTGCCGATGCAATATCACTGCTTAGAAGATTGATAACAGCGTATAGATCAGAATTATTTAAGGCCGTACTGGCATCAACCAAATGATTGGGCAATACTTGTCCACCACTTATGATGTAACTTGACAGGTTAGTTGATGGTATTGTCATACTTCTTTTCTGCATCCGTTCATACGGATTCCATATACTCATCTACTACCACCTGCCTTAGACGTAGGCGTGAGTAGCCAACCGCAAAAGAGCAATACACTGCCTAGTACCAACGTTCCCATAATGCTATTAAAAAGATAAGCACTGGTGACGATAGCGATTAATCCGGATACAAATAACACTGTTGGCAACATTTCCTTAAGCATTATCAATTTGCTCACACTCGCACCTCCCTCAGATTCTTTGTGTCTTTCATTGTTTTTACCTCTCACTATATATACGTATGGAGTGTTCCGTTTTTTGACCAATATTGACCTTCCAATGCAAAAAAATATGTAGACTTTTAAAAGCCTACATTCATCAGGAATTTATGGCGTTCTTCATCGCTCATACCAGACAATGGGTCCTTCACTTTTGCTTTTGGATCAAAGTCAGGGTTAACATCACTAAATTCATAAATTGCTCTAGACATGGCATCAATAATGGCATCTACACAGTCAATTTTGCTTGTATATCGTTCCTTATCAACCTTTAAGCCAGCACTGTTACCAACAAGAATTGCATTGGTTAGGCTGTATTGGATAATTGGATCGTCAGAATAATGAATGCGACCTTCTCGCATCAGTCTCTGAAACTCATGGGTAGGCTTATCTAAGTCATGCGCTGTTTGTCGGATAGGCATCATTGGCCACTTGTCGATTTGAACCAACTTATCTAATACATCGCTACTTGCCCATGGGTCATAACAAATGAAACGAACTTGCAACTGATTTTGCTCTATATAATCACCAAGGTATGTGACAACTGAGTCATCATCTATATATCCCCAGCGATTTCTAGCAATATCACAGTATCCTAGCTGTTCAGCCCTGCGATAGTTAATACCATCTTGTTTTTCCTTGCTATCAATACTTCCTCCAGTATGATTCAGTGGTATCCAGCTGTGTTGTTCTATGTAGTAGTGAGTATCCCCATTGGCCTGATATGGGTAGACAAGAGCTATAGCAGTATCATCGCTAAGTTTTGACAAATCGATTCCGATGTAGCACACGTGACCATTTGTGTTGATTGGAACTTTATCAGCTACTGCATTTTCTATGTCATGTGGGTTCAAAAATCTGTTTTCCTTTACCTGCAACCACATGTTTAGATTTTTATTGACAAACTCAGGCAAGCTACCATCGGATTTCTTAGTGTCGCGCTCAGCAAGCATACTGTTTAGCATCGTGTTTCCAATGGTTGGCAAAAGTGGATTAGACTTAACCCAAGTGTCTGGCTGACTGACTTCATCTTCATTATCCTGTGTATAGTTGATAAGCAAATTATCGTCCAGTTCTCGCTCAGTATCCTTTAGCATGGCCTCTCTGATTAATTTCTCAGTGAGATATAGATTTGAAGTGGCGTCTGGATAGGCAGTACTGATGTCCCATGATTGGCTATCAAAGGTCTGCACTTGTCCAGATGTGATTTTCCCATCATTTTGCTTGATTAAACCAATTCTGCCATCATCACCGGCTTCGTCATGAACGCTGAAGGCCAAATGATAACTATCAAACTGTCCCGATTCATCTGACAAACGCAACAGTTGATTCTGATTAGTATTACTTTTGACAGCATCCTCACCAATCTTAGTCTTGGTGGAACGCATCTGATCCCCAAAGCCCTCACTTTGCAGACGATTAAACGTTGTCTTGATGTACCGCCAGCCCTTCTTGCTCTGCTGTGAAACTGGCGCTATGTATGCCATGTCCTGATTACTGTATCCAGCACTAGCAATTAGATACTGATAGCTGAGAAGTATAACCGTTAAATAAGTTTTGCCATTAGTTCTGGCAACACTGAACACCACACGGTGAAAACGGCGCTCACCACTGCTATTCCGCCAACCTTGGGACCAACACAATAGTGCCTTTTGCCATAAGGCCAGTGGCTGTGGTTTACCTGTGCTCGGATCAGGGCAAAGACTTGCAAAAGCTAATACCGTCCTGCAATTATCTAAATCATAATTAAATTGGAAGTCTGGTTGTTTGGACTCAACACGTGCAAGATCCTGTAGGTGTCTAAAAGCTTGCAACTTAACATCATGGCCTGCGATAATCTGACCTTCCAATATTTGGAATGCATATACTGTGCCAGGATCTCTATACTTTTCAGCAATAGCATCATAAGTGCCAGATTTAAGCTGCTCTTTATAGGCCTTTTCAAGTGTCATCTTCGGAAGTGTTAGATCATACTGCTTTATCAAAACTGTTCACTTCCTGCCTTTTTCAATTTTTCAATAATGTTTTGTGTGTCATCATCTGCGTTATCTGCCTGAATGTTCATTAATGAAGCACGTGCCTGCGGAGATAATCCAAGACTTTCTGCAAGACTTTTAACTTTTGCTGTACTATCATTCAGTACTCCACATGCTGGGTTCTTACGCCCATTTGCCAGAACTATACCGCTCTTCATTACTTGCTCATATGCCAAACGGCGAATGGCAATTTGCTCACACAAACTACTTACGATTTGCTTATCCGACTGCTTTACTAAACCCGAATGATTTAGAATCGGTGTCAACTCAGTCCATGCTTGATAAGCTATACCCTTTAAATATCTTGGCGGTGTTGGCTGTAACGTCTGCCAATCTTGTGTTTCATTCATCAATTTTTCCGTTCGTGCACGCTGATCCGCACGATCTGCTTCATCGTTTGTTATTTTAATTTTTCTACCCAT